ATGAGAGTTTCATTGCGTAAAGCAAATGCCCTTCAAGAAGCACTTGGAGAAGTTATTAAATCCATTCCTAAAACTTCATATGAAGTTGATGTAGTCTATTATGAATGGTGGAAAAAAGAAATTAATAATACACAATCTCGGTATTTAGATGAGGTGCGGGGCAAACTTGAAATGATTAAAGCACGGTTTGACATACGTAAAGAGATTTCTACTCATAATAATTTGTGTGGCGTATCAGATAATTTGGCGGATTTGGCACAAGTTGATAGTATGATTACTACAATCCAGAGATGGATTCTTCAACGCCCAACTCGTGAACAAGATGAAATTTTGGAGAAAAAACGAGAACGAAAAGTGATTCGTTTAGATAATCCGGAATATGAGGGATATTCTAATATGGATGTATCGGTTATTAGTAAAGGTGAACACAACCATTGGACTGATAAGGTCCAAGAATTGAGGCGCAAGAAAGCATCTATTAATGACCAACTTTTGGAACTGAATATTAATACAGAAATATTATTGTCATCACAGGTGGAAGCGGTTCTCCGTAAGGAAAACTTAATCTAACCTGTGGTGTAGGGAGAAGTGAGGGGTCTGATTACAACCAAATGTAATTACTTGGCTTTGGCCATTTAATCCCCATACAGCCAAAAAACTAGATACTTGTTTCTGCAATTTGAGGGAAAATATTTGTTTGTTGTTAGGGTTACCTCGCCTTTTTGATAGCAGAGTATGAATTGGGTATCAATTTTGATAAGCGGTTGCACTTATGTATTTTGCTTTGAATTCTCAAACGAGCAATTCATTTGTTTATCTCGCTTCTCCCATTTTTCTTAAAAAACACTTGACATCCCTACTAATATTTTGTATGATCTGATCTGTGAGTGAGTGATAACCCTTTAATTGAGATTAGTTATGAATTTGTGTGTCTTTGTTGGTGATGTTGTGAAATTGGTGGGTAGGACTCGCCATGGTAAAAATCGAGTGAGGGAGAACGGTAAATTTTGGGAGGTCATTACAGTTGATGGTGAATTTCTCTCTCGTAAGATTTGTGTCCGTCCGATTGTTGAGGACTGCCACGAAAATTGGAGGTGGGTTGACTTACCTGAAGATGAGCATATGGAAATTTGTTGGGTTGGGTCTGTTTGACCCGCTTGAATGAGAAAACATTTGACATTTCTAACCGGATTTGAGATAATAAGATCTGTGAATGAGTGATTTATTAACCTTATTAGAGATGCCGATATGAGCAAAAGAAACGAAACAGTTGAGGAGTTCTTGGCTAGAGGTGGCCGTATTGAACGGTCAGACAATCCCCTCGGTGCTCCGTATGCCTCGTCTGACTATGTTAATATTTTGAGGGTGCTTGAACAATATAATAAGCCATACAAGGCAGAGTCTGAATGGGCGAAATCTAAACGTCTTGATAAGGAAATGGAAGATAAGTATGAAAAAATACACCAAGAACGAGATAGACGTTATTGTGAAAAAAACGTTTGACATTTCTAACCGGATTTGAGATAATAAGATCTGTGAATGAGTGATTTATTAACCTTATTTGAGATGGAGGTAATATGGTAGAAGAGTTGTTTAACCGTGCCCATGAGGCTGGTTTAAAAGCAGGTCATGAAATCACCCCTACTCCTATGGTAGTGGGTACTCCTACTGATATTTTCGGTAGTGAAATTGATAATTCAGAACCGACATATATTGTCGAAGGTGGAGCATGTGGGTTTGCAGGTGTGGTAATTAACCCTGCTCGTGGTAAGTTCGTTTCTTTATTAAAGGCAAAAGGCCTTGGGAGGAAACATTATTATGGCGGATTCTATATGACTTGCCGAGAATTTGGACAGTCTCTTGTTCGTAAAGAGGCATATTGTGAAGCATTTGTGGATGTTCTTGGGGAATCGGGAATCAGTTGTTATGTTGACAGTCGGATGGATTGAGAAAAAATACAATGAACTTAATTAATGGCGATTGCATTAAAGAAATGCAAGCATTAATAGATGATAATGTACAAGTGGATTCCATTGTTACAGACCCACCTTATGGTATTCATTTTATGGGTAAGAATTGGGATTCATTTAAGATGCGTAAGCGTGGAGGTAGGGGTGAAACTGGCGCAGGAATGAGCATTACTACTCATGAAGAAAATATTAATTTTCAGAACTGGTGTAATGAATGGGCAAGTTTGTGTTTAAAGTTATTGAAGCCTGGAGGTTATATTTTAGCATTTAGTTCAGCAAGAACTTATCATCATTTAGCCTGTGGTGTTGAATCAGCAGGTTTTCAGGTACGGGACCAGATTATGTGGTTGTATGGTTCAGGATTTCCAAAGAGTTTGAATATTGGAAAGGCGATTGATAATAAAGTAGGAGCAAAAAGAAAAGTTATTGGAAAGAAAATGGGTAAGGGTGGTGAAAATTTAAATAAATTATCAAGAGAAGGTAAAGGAGATTCAGAAGAAGCAAAGGGATTGGGTGCTTATGGTTTGGGAGCAAAACAAACAAATATAGAAATTGATATAACAGAACCAGCAACACCAGAAGCAAAACAATGGGAAGGTTGGGGAACTGCACTCAAACCAGCACATGAACCAATTGTAATGGCTAGGAAACCAGTTGAAGGAACAATTGCAGATAATGTTTTGAAACATGGAACTGGTGGAATTAATATTGATGGGTGTAGAATAGGTACAGAAGAAGAATTGGGTAGAGAACAAAAAACGATACAGGGTATTGGAATCATTGGGGGTAAAATGGGAAATAAATTTCAAGAAGGAAATCCACAAGGTAGATTCCCAGCAAATGTAATGCATGATGGAAGTGAAGAAGTGTTGGAGGGGTTTCCAACAACGAAAAGTGGAAAAGATATAAATCCAACAACAGAAAATGTTTCTGGTTTTTTTGGTCAGGATATGGGGTATTATTCTAAAGAGTCAAATTATGGTGATGAAGGTTCTGCGGCACGATTCTTTTATTGTCCAAAAGTTTCTAGGAATGAAAGGAACACAGGATTAGGTGTTTTTGAAGAAAGGATACACGATACAGAAGATTGCACTAATTTACCATCTATAAGGACTAATAGTGTAAATACTTCTAGTGGAAAACAAAGAAAAGTTAATCCTACCAAAAATCATCATCCAACAGTCAAACCACTAGAACTTATGAAATACCTTTGTCGCCTTGTAACACCAAAGGGCGGAACTGTTCTTGACCCATTTATGGGTTCTGGTTCTACTGGAATGGCTGCAAAGGATGAAGGATTTGAGTTTATTGGGATAGAAAAAGAAAAAGAATATTTTGAAATTGCTGAGAGTAGAATAAAATCAACCGCACCATTATTAGATTTTTTGTCTTGACAATGAAGATACGAATTCATGGCAAAAACCTTTCGAAAAAATTTCGTTTTGGGGTTCTTGGGATGACTGAGTTATCATTGTTGGATTTGCTTGATAATAGTAAAGTATGTAAAAACCTTGAGGTTGATGTCCATTTTCGGCATTATTTTGATATAGGTGAGGCAATAGTACATGAAGATGAATTTAGAAGGTATCCAAGAAGATTCCGAGTCATTATTGACCCTTATAGACTTGAGGTTGATGATTACGACCGTAAGAGAAACGATGAGGAAGTAGTAAGTGAAATGTTCAGAGTGCTTGGTCATGAATTGGTTCATGTCAAACAGTATGTGGTTGGAGATTTGGCAATAAAGGCTAAGGGCCTGTATTGGAAGGGAGTGAAAACAGATGTGAATTCGTTGAAAGACTATTTCAAGAGTCCGTGGGAAATTGAAGCATACGGTCTTGAACAGTATCTTCTCAAGAATTTCCTAGAATTTTGGACAAATAATGTCGAAGACATCTACGAAGATTGAGTCTAAGTCAACTGAGGCAATTAACGGCCAGGACTGGTTTCTGAATGTTCAGAACCATGGTTTTTTCGGAAAAGTCGGTTTTTTTCGGAAAAGTTGAAAATAACTCTTGACATCCTCTAGGAATTTCTGTATAATATGATCTGTGAGTGAGTGATGCGAGTGAGTGATTGATAACCTTGACTGAAATTGGTATGGAACTCAACGTAAGAAGCCGGAAAATTGACAAGACCCTGGTTCGGAAGATAGATTCTCTCGGACGATATGTGATTGAACGGATGATTGAAGATGAGGGGATTAAGGCGTTCCTTGAGGTTGATGTCCGTTTCAATTCAAATATGGGAAATTTGGGAGAAGTTGACCTTACCTTTGATGATGATTTTGGACAAAGTGAGCAATCCTATTTGACAGTTGAATTGAATCGGAATATGATTCATGAGGAAGATACGATACTCAAAACGGTTGCACACGAGTTTGTCCATGTGTCTCAATATGCCACCGGACGATACCGACAATATGAATCTGGGCAGTATTGGTTGGGGAAAAAGATATCTAGTAATAAACCTTATAAGGAACGCCCTGAGGAAGTTGAAGCATTCTTAAAGCAAGGTCCGTTGTTTGGTGCTTGGAAACAGACTAGTTGTGCAAAACATATTTGAAAGAGAGGAGTATGATATGAAGGTTTTATATGACAGAGGAGTAGTCCTTATGATTGTAAAAGGTGTTTTTGGTTGGATTTTTGCCTTTGGTATGGCATATATGTTGACTGTGATTGCTTTTTCAATGTAAGGAATTGAGAGTATGCATAGGGATGGACGGAGTTAGGTGCTATCTCGAAATTTTTAAAACCTTAGACGAGATTTGTTATGAGTACTAATAGTCTAGTAGCCTTTTTAAAAGAGGATGGGACCGTTGTTAATACCTATATCCATTATGATGGGTATGAGACTGGTGTTGGTAAGATGTTGCTTGAACATTATAATACGGAAGAAAAGGCTTATGCAGTTTCTACTGCTGGGTATTTCAGTTCTCTTACAGAGAATATGGAAAAATCTATTGAAAAATCGGTTCATAAAGAAGATTATGAAGTCTTTGAAAATATGGAAGATTTTGAAATTTATATTCGTGAAAATGGACATCTTGAGTTTGTTTATATTTGGGAATCCGACAAAAGCAAATGGATGGTTGCTTCTTGGACTAATACTCGTAAAGAGGTTTATACCGAGCAGGGCCGTGATTTTGAATTTAAATCTACTTGGAATGGTTTTGAAGATTTGATTACTGCTTATATCCGAGAAGGGAATAATACTCTTGAAATGTTTGCAAAACGTATAAAAGAAGGTGCTACTGAATATGTTGATTATGTTGAAGAACTAGCTAAGAGTCTTAAAATGTGGCATCGGATTAGTGTTAGTACGAGTTGATAATTTAATTGACATATAAATAAAATAGGAGTCCTAATAGGACTCCTATTTTTGTATTTACATGTGAGAAATTGTGAATTTAGAATTAAACGGATTGTCTAAATATTTTTATGTCATATTCTAGGTGGGGCGATTCGGATTTTTATACATATTGGTGTAGTTCTAAAGTGTATGGTAAGCAAGATGAATTATTTGCTTGCCATACGTCTTTAATAGGTCAATATATGTTTACATATACTGAATGTAAAGAATTTATTGAAACCCCTTTAAAAATTAGAGACCGTATAAAGGATGTCGAACTTTCTGATTTAGACCTTGATGAATTAAGTCTTTATATGAAAACATTTATTCAAGCAGTTGATTCGGAATATTCTCAATAATCAAATGGGTTATAAGGTAATTTGTGAAATATGATTTCTTAATTACGGAAATTGATAAACATTTAGCAGTTGATTTTGTTCGTAGGTATCACTATTCTCCAGTGATGCCTGCGATTACTAATTATTATCTTGGATTTCTTTTAGATGATGTACTTAAAGGTGTCTTAACTTTAGGTTATGGTACTCGCCCTAGACACACATTCAATAAATTATTTCCAAAATCAAATGTTTTACAAAAAGATGATAACGATAAATTTATCAAACCTATAAATGATTTTTATTATGAAATAGGTAAGATGTGTTTATCTCCTGAATTAAATGGAGCAGGTGCTGGAAGTCAGATGGTATCTGCAACAATTAAGTGGATGAAAGAGAATACAAATGCATTGTATTTGTATACTATGGCAGATGGTATAATGGGAAAATGTGGATATGTTTATCAGGCGTCTAATTTTTATTTTGGGGAAAAATATAAGACTGAAACTTATATGATGGAAAATGGTGAAAAACTCCATCCTAGAACATCCAATACCATGTGTCAATTTAATGCCGACTATTTAGAAGACAAACATGGTAAAGGATATTTAGAAAAAACATTTAAAGCTGATAAGAACGGTAAACATTATCCTCGATGGTTTACATCTGATTTTTGTCTTGAACGAGGTATTACTAGAATAGAAGGATATATGTTCCGTTACATTTATCCTTTAAATAAGAATGCTAAAAAGAAACTAAAATATTCTTCATTAAATTGGTCTAGAAATTATCCAAAAGATATTGAGTTAGAATGGTTTGATATAACAGATAAGAAGAATAAAAAAAAATTAGATGATAGACCATCTTTTACATATGAAAAACCTAAATATAATAAAGGACTAAATGTTGAAGAATTTTTGTGTTAATGGATTAGAGATTTTGCATGGTATAGTTTATTTAGATTAGGAGTTTTATGAGAGGTAGAGCATGGCGCAGACAACAAGAATTCAAAAAGAAAAGAAACGTATTTAAAAATTATTTTAAATGGTGGAGAGGTGACTGGTCGCCAAGAATAATTGGTATACGGTCGCATACACCAACATTGTGTAGTTGTTGGATGTGTGGTAATCAATACAAGAGATTAAAAATGAGTTATGAAGATTGTAAAAAATTTATAGTATATATTCGACACAATTGGTTTCATAATGATGCTCTAAAAGATTTAAGAGATTTTATATTAAGTATTATATTTCTAATGTTATTAGGTATTTCGGTGGCATTGTTATTATATTATAGTTGGTGGAGTGCTATACCAATTACATTGGTTGGATTGTTGAGTTTTTATGTATCTATGATTTGGATTGATTGGAAATATCGTGAAAAGAGTCATGATTATGAGGAATCTAAATTTTAATATAATTTTTGTTGTAATTTTTTAAAAAATATATTATGTTATATGAATTGTTATGGGTATATAGTGCGCTTTCCTTTGTTGGGGTTGTGCATTTTGTATCTTGTGTATATCTGCATAAAAAATGAAAGTTAAGGTAGGTTATGAGAATACTTGAAGATGTTAAATTAGATTTTAATGATGTTTTGATTAAGCCAAAACGTTCTACACTTGAATCAAGAAAAGAGGCAGTATTAACACGAAATTTCAAATTTAAACATTCTAATCATAGTTGGAGTGGTGTACCAATTATTGCCGCCAATATGGACCATACTGGTACATATTCGATGAATAAATCGCTATATAACTATAATATGTTAACTGCAATTTGTAAATTTTTACATTATGAACCACAACTAAATGCAATTAAAACTATAGGATTGGATACAAATCTTGATGAGATAGAATATGATTTGAAATGGATTTGTCTTGATGTAGCAAATGGTTATACTGAAAGGTTTATGAGATTTGTTGAGACTATTAGAAAACATGAGGCAACAAAAGACTCTATAATTATAGCGGGGAATGTATGTACACCAGAAACTACAGAACAAATAATATTGGCAGGAGCAGATATTGTAAAAATTGGAATCGGTCCTGGGTCAGTATGTACAACTCGTAAAATGACAGGCGTTGGATATCCACAACTGAGTGCTACAATGGAATGTGCAGATGCGGCACATGGACTTGGAGGACATATCATCACAGACGGGGGTTGTACTGTGGTGGGTGATATAGCAAAGAGTTATGGGGCTGGCGCCGATTTTGTAATGCTTGGCGGTATGTTATCGGGGCATGAAGAATGTAAAGGAAAACGACTAGGAACAACGAATATGATGGAATTTTATGGTATGTCTTCAGATGAAGCACAAATTAAATATTATGGTGAGAAGAAAACGCATAGAGCATCAGAAGGTAAGGTAGTATATGTAGATTACAAAGGTCCTGTAAAAGATACTGTAGAAGAGATTTTAGGCGGTTTGAGAAGTGCTTGTACATATGCAGGCGCAAAAACACTGAAAGATTTGCCGAAATGTACTACATTTGTCCGTGTGAATCGACAGTTAAATGAGGTTTATTCGTGA